AGACATCTCCTGCTTTAGCCGACGAGATTGCTTCCGCAATTCAAGTCGTTGAACACAGTGAGTTACCACCAAGAAAGACCGAAGAAGTCTTTGATTACTTCGCTGACCAGGGTCTAACACACATCTGGCAAGCGGACATTGACGGCAGTATTAACACTTGTGAAATCCACAAGGAAGGATTCTTTGACCCGATAGTTTCAATGCCCTGCGATGGCATCAGCACCAAGTCACTTCGTCAAGCAATCGAATACGTGATGGACCAGGAGGAACTATAATGGCGCACTTCTACAATTGCACTGACGTGTCCGACCCTGAGTTCGAGGGAGATATAACTACCCCCGCTCAGGCTAAGAAGAAAACAAAAGTCTACCCATCCGTTACTACTGTCCTCGGCATAGTAAAGGATTCCTTCTTGGATAGTATCTACAAACCCAAGATGATTACATCCCTGGCCCGACAGTTCCCGCACCTCGCGTGGCAGAACATCGAGCGTCTAACATACGGAACAAGGGAGCACCCTATTACTGGTGATACCATTGAGTCCTCGGAGTTCGGCACCACTGTTCACAAGGTCATTGAGGATCACGTTGATTACAACTTCCTTTACTCCGACCAACAGCCCGAGGCTAGTGTCTGGGACGAGTGGGCTACACCATTCGTGGAATGGATTCAAGCTGAAGGCGTTAAGCCAATCGCTTGTGAAAAGATCGTAGCAAGTAACCGAATCAAGATCGCCGGTAGCGTGGACTTCATTGGTCACGATTCCGATGGTCAGTTATTCTTAGCGGACTACAAGTGCAGGACTAACACCAAGGGCAAGGCTAAGACTTACCCAAAGGACTGCCAGCAGTTAGCCATTGAATCATTTATGCTAATGAAGGAACACGGGCTGGATTACTTACCCGCCTGTCGTTCTGTTGTGATTGATTGTGATACCAAGAAGCATCATCACAAGGACTGGAAGGAAAGCGAGATGCAGAAGGGAATAAAGGTAGCGAAGAAGTGCGCTGAACTTTACTGGCTGCTCCGTATGAAATGAATCAATACGAAATTAAATACAAGATGAACGGTATGCCTGATGGCTACGTAGGAAGAACTTCTAAGTGGGCTAATGATGAGAAGTCAGCATTGAAACATATACTAAAAAAAGTTCCCGACAAAAAAGGATTCTGCGTATTCAAGCGAGGCGCGACCGGGCAAATACTATCAATAGAACAACAAGAATTAGAATGAACGACATCAATTCAATAACAAGCACACTTGATTTGTTGGAAGCATATCACAACGATAAGGACTTCGATGAAATGATTTCTCGAAACAAGTTCCTACGTGAGTGCAAGGCCAAGGGATTTGATCGAATGAAACGCTTGGGTTTAATCAGCAATGATACTACAACTAGGCGAGGCATACGATTTACCGATAAACAAAAGAAAGAGTTCGCAAGCAGAGCTTATCAGTTAAGAAATGAGGGCTTGACATACAAAGAAATACAGGCAGAACTCGGTGGCTTATCCGAAAAAAGTATAAGAGAATGGATGAAAAAATATGACGTATCTTCCTCAAAATAAAATCAAGGAATTCAGAGATAAGCACAAGCCATTGTGCTGTCCAATCCTGGCCTCGAAGAAAGACGATTGGGTTCTTGACCACGACCACCAGACCGGGATGGTTCGCGGTGTTATATCCAGACAAGCGAACAGTCTACTTGGTAAGGTGGAGAACTTCTATCTTAGAATGTGCAAGGGTGACAAGGAACATTTGCCTGGTGTCCTCGATGCTATGGCTGCTTACCTCGAACAGGAAACCTTGGATGTCCTTCACCCCGTTGGACTTATACAACTTACGAAAAAATTTAAAAATTCATTGACAGCCGCCGAACAGGTTGTTGAATTAAGAGTTCTAGGAGCGACCAAGAAAGAACTTGAGTCCTGTTCCAATGAAAAAGAACGATGCAAACTGTATCGTGAACTAACCAAAAACTATTATGACAAAAGATAATACAGTAAAGATAATGCAGTCCATCCAGTCCGAGCTAAAGGCTCCGAAGGGACAGACTAATAAGTTCGGAGGATACTCATACAGGTCCGCCGAAGATATACTAGAGGCCGTTAAGCCTTTATTGAACAAATACAATTGCTTCCTGACTGTCAGCGATGAAATCGTTGAGGTAGGTGGTAGAGTATACGTTAAGGCAACAGCGACTGTTCACGAATCGCACTCCGATCCTATCGCCGTTACAACAGCCTTCGCTCGTGAGGCTGAAGTAAAGAAGGGTATGGACGATGCTCAGATTACTGGCTCCGCTAGTTCTTATGCTCGCAAGTATGCCCTGAATGGACTCTTTGCTATCGACGATACCAAGGACCCAGATGCTACCAACAAGCACGGCAAAGGAAAATCTCTACCAGTTGTTACACCAACTGAATTCTAACCAACCAATAATAACTATGGCTGAATACGATAACACCAACACCGGGACATTCTTCGTGAATGACCGTAAAGAAAAACCCAATCAACCTGATTACAACGGGAAGATTGACGTAGAGGGTAAGACCTACTACCTCAAAGGATGGAAGAAGGTCGCTAAGAGCGGTCTGTCTTTTATGTCACTAGCAGTTAACCCCGCTGATGCACCCGCAAACGCTAATGCCAATGCTCCAGCTTCGGCAACAGTGCCAGCGAGTGATGACTCCCCGTTCTAAGGATGGCTAACCTGGACACCTTGTTTGATAAAGGGTGGTGGGATAAGTTCCGCTCCGAAGAGATGGATGACATCCTAGCGATGACAGCTAACAAGAACTCGGATTACACGGGTGGCAAGACTTGCAATAACCCCTTTGCAAACTTTGACGCTTCAACTGAGTTCGGTGTTCATCCCCTTACAGGTATCTGCATCCGTATGCAGGACAAATTCCAGAGAGCTAAGGCTTTCTGTTCAGATGGGTCGCTAAAAGTTACCACCAAAGGCGATCAATCCAAGGACATTTTTCGTGACCTGATTGGCTACTCATTGATAGCCATAGGGATGCTCGAAAGAGAAGAAAAGAAGTAAGTCCTTGTGCTAGAATGCTTGGCTCTCCGCAAATCGGCGGGGGGTTCAAGTGTTCTTAACTTCACAAATATACTAACAAAAAATGACAAAAATTATAGAAGCCGCAGAGGTATCCCTCAACATTCACAACGAGATTGATGCCCTGAAATTACCTAAAGAAATAAGAATAAAGCACAACGCTTTGGGTCAATTGCTTCGCTCTCTTTTGTCCACAGTTGAGAATGAATCAAGACGAATTGGAACTACTGGTCCATCAGCAACCACATAATGCTGAGGCGGAGGAAGGATTAATAGCATCTTGTTTACTCGAAGAGGATACATCAGTCTACGATTCCGTTACTCAAATCGTCCAGTCCGGCGATTTTTATTTGCAGAGATGCCAACTACTATTTGAAACAATCGGAGCACTAGCACTTCAAGGCAAGCCCTTGAATGACGTGTCCGTTCTGGAGCATTTAAAGACGCTGAGAGGCGTTGATGAGGTCGGCGGGATAGCCGGGCTACTTGCCATCACCGAAAGGGCTTCTACGCCCTCTCAGGCTTCATACTTTGCGCATATAGTGGCAGAAAAATCAAAGCTCCGTGAGCTTATGCGTTCGTGCCGACTCGCCGTCGAAGAAGTTGAGTCCGAGACAAGGAGCTACGACGAGATTCGTTCCGAGCTGGAGAACACACTGTTAGCTAGACCACTGGCCAGCCAATCCAAAGTAAAGATAGGCGAATCCGCCAAGGAATTACTTGAGGATATAAAGAAGATGCAGTCCGGAGAATACGAACCCGATGTAGTAAAGACTCATACTAATAAGTTCGATGATTACTTAGGCAATCGAGGCATCGCCGCTGGTGAGGTTATGACCATCGCTGCCCCCACATCCTGCGGTAAGTCCGCCCTGGCCCTATACATTGCACTACAGGCAGTCAAGAAGGATGGTCATCACTGCGGTATCTTCTCACTGGAGATGCCACAGAAGCAACTGACAAAGCGTTTGACCCAAGTAATATCTGGAGTCAACATTCGTAACGTGGAGGACAACGTAGCCACGGATAAGCAAATGGCTAGAGTAACCGAGACTGTTAATCAGCTCGCGGAGTTACCCATATATACATCTCACGCGGTCAAGAGTGCCGATGATCTTTGTAGTCAAACCAGGCAGTTCGTTAACAAATACGGAGTAAAGTTACTCGTGATTGATTACTTACAACTCATCCCCTTTTCTTCTAGGATGAGTAAGGCTGAAGGTATAGCTGACATCTCTCACAAGATAAAGCAGATGGCGATTGATTTAAACATAGCCGTTATACTGCTTGCTCAGGTCAACCGAGAGGGTGCCAAGAACGGTAGGCTCAAGCTGTATGACCTCAAGGATTCCGGGGACATTGAGAACGATGCTGACATTGTGTTACTAATGTATCCAACCGATGGGGACTTTGAAGCCTCCAAGGAGATTGATGACAAAGGACCTTATACAAAGATGTATTACGAGATAGCCAAGAACCGAGAAGGGCAGCGGGACATTGGCGGTTTATTAAAATTCTATCACTGCCTAGGGAGATTTACATAATGACTGAAGCACAAGTAGCGGAGCAGATGATGATAGCCTTCACGGGCATCAGTAAACTAATCAAGGCTGAGGATCAGTTCAGTTCCTTTGATTACGAGAACGACAACTACTTGTTTGAAATCAAGTCCAGGCGCAAGGCCTACGATCCTTGGATCATTGAGCAGTTAAAGCTGGACACCAACATAGGACTAGCGGAGTCCGTAAAGAAGGACTTCATATACGTGAACGAGTTCGAGGGTTGCCTTTATATTTGGAATATTTCTAAATTAATCCGGCAGGACTACAACTTCAGGTTCCACAGCAGGAAGATGCCTTGGCAGACTGACTTCGATAGAACCCAGACAGTCAACAAAATGACTGGATACCTTTACAACAAGGACGCAACGATCGTTGATACTAAAGCGATAAACGGTTGACAATTTAATTGTCAATGTATTCATTTTTAAAAACAAATACATATTTATTTTATGCCAATACCTAAAGAAAACATCGAGAGGATTCAGACGCAAATAGAAATGATTCGTCACGAATCCAGGACCCTATCCTACAGGATAGAGAGAATGGAGGAGCAACGAAAATCTTTGCAGGACGAGAAGCGACAGCTCAAGGAGTTCCTTGAATCCAATGATGTATAATATTTGTTTGAGGTAAGCCCAAGGAGTAATCCCGGCGGGTGGTTGTTAGTAGTTCCACCTTCTTTACGCCTCGTTCATAGTTAGCCTCATCCCCCTCTTACTGCTTCTGGGGGGTGGGGCTTTTTTATAAACCCTGCTGTAGCTTGACTATAGTTATGATGTCATTGACATCAGCCGTCTTAATTTTACCGAGCGCGGCTTCCTGCTCAAGCATCTTGAACCCAAGTTCACGTGGTAACTTCTTGAAGTTCTCTACGTAACCTTCAATTCTTTCCAACCTTGGTCCCGAGATGGATGAAGATATACGCATATCGGGAACCTTACCCTGCATAACCATATCCTTTAAGAACTTGGAGAAATTTTTAGGAAGCGTCTTGTATATATCCTCTTCGGTCTGTTCCAGTATCCTCAAGTTATTAACGTGCTTGATTGTTTCAGCTACGTTCTGGCGGTAGTTCTCATTGTATTTAGCGTATTCCTGACCCGCCTCACTTGGACTCTTAGAACGCTTAAGGGAGCCTGAGTAACCCGCGCGGATTCCCCTGAAGTTGTCATTGATTGGATTGAATCTATACGATGCTCCCTTTAAATATGTAGTATTGAACTTTCTTTCTCCAGTCAGATACCTGGCTCCCATTTCACCCGAGGTTCTTTCGTCCCACTTTTCTATGTCACTGACAAATCCGGGGTTGAAGCCCTGCTTGGCGTAGAAGGTTCCTTGGTCAATAATCCTATCGAGCCTATTGACGCTAGTGGATATCTTGCGACCAGTGTTTGGATTGTAGTCCTGCAAGGTATTGATTATATTCTTGGCATTCATTGTTCCCGCACCGAAGAACTTATCCGTGAAGGATTGGAATACAGCAGAAGCGGCATCGGAGTAACTACCAGTTCCCATTCCCGCCTCAAACATCGAGGTCAGTTCAGCCACTGGCATTCTGTAGCCCATATTAATTAAGCCAATCTTGCCGTCACCCTGGTCCTCTACTAGGAGTGCACTACTCTCATCCCAAGATGGAGCGGCAGTTTCCTTAATGGCCCGAACCTTCTCATCGTCGAAACCATTTAACTTATTGAATGCGGCTATACCTGCTGTGGCGGCACCGATTGCGCCCGACAGAGCGACGATCCTCTTTGATCCCTCAAATGCGGCAGCACGTTGGTTCACCGTTACGCCGTATTCATCCTTCATCCTCTTAGCAAACGAGCCATTTACCATAGACTTGGCTAACCTAGCTTGGTTGAATGTAGTCCTAGTTAACTCAAGGTTAAAGGAGACGAACTCGTTAAGCACACCGACCCTGGACAGGTATCGAAGTGAAGGAGATATTCTATCGTAGTTCTGATAGGTTGAATTAGTTAACTCCGCGGCGAGTTTAT